GCCATTGAAGATGCAATGGAGCCCTACAAGGAACAGAAGCGCGACTTGCGTTCTGAGTTCAAGGAAAACGGCTGGCTAAGCACCGACGAGATTCGTGCGGCAGTGAAGGCCTTTCGCTTATATAAGGGCAAGTACAACATTGATGAAGTTGTCGATAACTTTAACATGATTACCGGAAAGACCGAACAGTGATCGTTGAATACACTTTATGTCGTCCGATGGCGAAGCCCCCCGAAAGGGCTAACCCATCGGATGCGGGTCTAGACGTATTTTATTCTCCCCGGGAGGAAAACTTGGCTAAGAAGCTAACTATCCATCCTGGGGAGGGCGCTGTTATACCAACGGGCCTGCGTTTTGGTGTACCACACGGTTACATGCTGGAAGTGAAGAACCGCTCCAGTGTAGCTGCCAAGCGTAGCCTTATTGTGGGAGCGTGCGTTGTAGATTCTGGTTATGATGGAGAGGTATTTATCAACCTTCACAACATTGGAAAACAATTGCAAATTATTAAACCATACGAGAAGATCGCTCAACTTGTTATGATTCCTGTTGTACATTTTCGTGCGACTGAAAATATCATCGGCCGTTTATATGAATACCCGATGACTATTAGTAACCGAGGAGATGGAGCGTTGGGAAGTACCGATGACCATTAAGGACTATGGGACTGCTGAGTTGATTGATGAACTTTATGAAAGAGGCATTTTTACAACTGCGAGATATCATAAAAAAATCTTGCCTGGTAAGAGTCACACGATTAAATTGATTGCGACCCTTGGCGAACCACCCGACACTTTTGAGTGTCGGGAATGTAGACGTCAGCTTTGTTCTACACAATTTAGTTATTATCAAGCAAGGGTGACAAGCACAGGTCACTTACAAAGAGCTAATGCCTTGTGCAAGGAGTGCACTCGCTCATCCAACAAACAACGACAGAAAGTATTGAAGAAAGCTGCCATTCCACCGAGACCCAAGGTGGGCGCCCACTGCCCACGTTGTGATAGATCGTGGCCCCATCAGTGGCACCGCCATCATATGGGCGAGGATTTCAAGGGGTGGTTATGTGGGCTGTGTAATATGTCCCTACACGATCAGAGGAATAAGAATGCTAGCTGATTCGCACATTAATAATATTATTTGCGGGGACAATATTGAAGTAATGCGAGCCATTCCTGAAAATAGTATTGATCTGGTCGTTACTTCTCCTCCCTACGATAATATTCGAGATTATAAGGGCTACAATATGGATTTACATAATGTTGGCCACCAAGTCCATCGTGTTTTAAAAGAGGGCGGCGTTTGTGTTATGGTCATCCAAGATGGCACCAAGAACTTTGGTAAATCATTAACATCTTTTAGGACAATTGTAGATTGGTGTGATTCATTCGGATTTAAGTTGTTTGAAACAGTAATTTATAAGAAGCATGGGGTGGCCGGCGCTTGGTGGAGTAAACGATTCAGAGTTGATCACGAATACATACCCATTTTCCTTAAAGGAAAAAGACCTCAATACTTTAACAAAGAACCCTTGAAGATTCCCAGCATACATGGCGGCAAGACCTTGACTGGGTGTGCCACGCGTTTAACAAACGGGAAGACGCTCAAAGCAAAGAAGGTTACCATTAATAAATTAAAGTGCCGCGGCACACTGTGGGATTATACGACTTGTGGGGACGGGAGTAAGCTAAAACACAAGCACCCAGCCACGTTTCCTAACATGTTGCCTTATGATATTATCGAATGCTTTTGCCCGGAGGATGGCATCGTCCTAGATCCCTTTAACGGCAGTGGCACGACTTGTGTGGCGGCACGTTCTTTAAATAGAAATTATGTGGGCATAGAAAGCTCTAGAGAATATTGCGATATTGCTATCGAAAGGTTATCAACCGAGGAGATTAATAGAAATGGATAAAAATACACAACAAACAATGTTTAGCTCAAAGTCGAAAGAGTGGTCGACACCTCAACATTTTTTTGACATGCTTGATAATATGTTTGGACCCTTTACCTTAGATCCGTGTTCTAACGCATCTAACTATAAAGTAGCCAAGCACTTTACGGAGAAAGATGGTGGACTCGACCAGGATTGGGGAGGTGAAGTCGTCTTTATGAATCCACCCTATGGACGGGGCATTAAGGATTGGATTCAAAAGGCATATGAAGAATCACGCAAGAAGGATACAATAGTCGTAGCTTTAATCCCTTCACGCACTGACACAAGATATTGGCACGACTATGTGTTGAAAGCGCATGAGTTATACTTTGTCAAGGGGCGCTTAAAGTTTGGGAATGGTGAGAATAGTGCTCCCTTCCCATCAGCAGTAGTAGTGTTTCGTGAGGGCTTGCGGAATGCTTACTTTGATTTTCCGCAGATTGGAGTATTATAATGAATCGCGCCCAGCGAAGAGCACAAAAAAAGAAAATGTCGAAGGGTGAGCAAAAAATCTCGGATAAAATTTTTCAGTTTAACAACCTTCCAGAACAATGCAACACTTGTGAAAAAGCGTTTGACAAACGCGATAAAGCTATGGTACAATCATGGACAGTTGTGGTACGAGACGCCGAAGGCACAGTTTCTTTATTTTGCCCCGAGTGCATAGAGAAAACACAAACATTTATGGAGGAAAATAAATGAAAGTAAAACGTTTATCTAAGTCTTCCCTCCAGAACATCTTAAATGGAAAGATCACCGAGGAAGCTACCTGTGTAATCAAATTCTACTCGAACGGCTGTCATTTTTGTCACGAACTTAAAGACATCTATGAAGAAATGTCGGAGACATTCCCAGATATTCACTTCTTTGCCTTTAATATCGGAGATTACCCACAGATTCAAAAGAAGCTAGAGTTTAGAGGTGTCCCCACTATTTCTCTGGTCAACGCTTATGGCGGTGCGCCAGAGATTAAAACAATGCCCGAACCAGAAAAACCGCATAAAATTACGTGGTATACGGCAGACAGCATAAAACTTTTTATTAATAAGGAGAAACAATAAAAATGTCAAAAAACTTATATGAAGCAACCATCCTGCAATTGAAAGGGCGCGCCCTCGAAGCTTATGCTGCGTTAGACCTTCTGTTAAAGAATCCTACTGGGATCCCCGACCATTCGAATTGGGTAGATGAAATCGTTAGGCACGCAAAAACACTCGCAGAAAATGAAAATGCCATAGTAAAGCTGCAGCAATATTTTGGAAAACAAATGCAGTCGCCAGCGCCTCAATCTAAAAAAATGAGTGCGTCTGAAAATCCCGAGAAGAAAGAACAGCTTAAGCAGATAATGGCCGAAACTCTAAAAAAGCGTCAAAAGGAGTTATACCCTGTAGCCGAAACTGATGGGAATCCCCAGATGGTGATTCCTACAACATCTAAGAAAAAGAGTAAAAAATCAAAGCGCGATGTCTAGTGAAATCGATTATGGCAACTTAAGCAAACAGATCATCTTTTGGGAGAATGACCATCGCCAAGCACAGTTAATTTTGCGCTGTCGTCACGACGGTCTCACTCAAGCTGCTTTTTTTCGCCACATTATCACAGGGTACATTACTGGTGATGATCGAATTCAGAATTATATAGATGAAGTTAAAGTGATGAACCAGAAGCGCAAAAAAAAGTCAAAGGTATTGAAGAGGAAAGGAGAGGAAATGGTAAAAGATTTTGCACTAACGGATGGAGAAGTTGAGAATATTTTTGATCTTTTGGAAGAGGAGTTCCCAGAGTTATGAGTGATAATTTATTAAGGTGTGCACGAGAATGCCGGGAAACAGAGAAGAACTGCAATGTCTCGGAATGTCGATTATGGGTGGATTTTGAGGAAGATTATAACTGTTGTTTAATCTCCATATATGAACATGGAGCAATGACTTTGCGAGAAGTGGCTAAGCGTTTGGGCATTTCCTTTGCGAGAGTAAAACAAATCGAAACAAAGGCACTTAAAAGATTGAAAGACAACCCGGATGCCACTACTTTGTTTTTTTAAGGTATTTATCAAATAAAGTAACTATTTACCTTTGAGATTTACCATTTTAAGGAGATATACAATGGCTCGCAAGACTCTACTAACTGAAGGCGAAGTTCGTCGCTTCATGAAACTAGCTAAGATGGCGCCCGCGCCTAATCAACGAATACACGAGATGGGATACGGCCTTCCCGGCGCCCGAGACGACGAAGAGAAGCTAGGCGCAGAACTCGGTGCTACCGAAGACGAGTTGGGTGCTGAAGATGAATTCGCAGATGAAGAAGGAGAGGAATTAGAGATGGACGACGAAGAGGCCGGCCCCGAAGACGAAGAGCTTTTGGCTCGCGTTGTTCGCGCCGTGGCCGATGAGCTTGGCGTTGAAGCCACCATCGAAGGCGAAGGCGAGGAAGAGGTTGAAGTCGAA